GGCTTTACAAGCTGTGGATGATAGGAGTAACTCTCCGTCGATTTATATCTATCCCGTGCATTGGACGTATTCAAAACGGATCAAAGCTGATCTGTATGAGGATATTTCCGTTGCACGTTCTTTAGGTATGGTCGATCCCTTGCAGGTTGCTTGGGAAATCGTCCCCTACTCGTTCGTTGTCGACTGGTTTCTTCCAGTTGGCTCATTCCTTTCCGCTTGGGCTGTTATACCCAAGTTGAGAGGAAGATTCTTAACGATCGAACGAGCTGGCGCCAAAGCTGTTGGTCTGATCTGGAAACCAGGTCAACCTATCTTCTCTTGGAAGAACTCCAATAAGAAGGAACAGTGGTTCGCTACAACGCGAACCGCAGGCGCGCTTAATGTACCCTTGCCTACATTTAAGAGGTTACCGAAGGCTTTATCACCTGCGCACCTCTATAATGCCGTGGCATTGATCCATCAACTCCTAAAGTAAAGGATGCTCTTTTAGTTTCCGCTTTAACACACACACCTGGAGTAAGTAGCCATGCGTATGAGTAAAGAACTTCGTGACGCCATCCTCTCCGCGAACAGTGAGATGGAACGTGTGTCTCGTGTTGTATCCGGCTTGAACTTTGCCCTTCGCCTTACTGGCGATGGGGATTGCGCAGTCCGGACTCACGAGGCACTTCCGTGCCATAGCGCTGAAATGTGGAGAAGGCTCGCTAGGTCTCTCGCTCATGCTCAGGATACCCTCCTTAGTGTGTGCGCGGAAGCCTATATGATGCATCCGGATCCCATGTCGATTATTTCAACAAAGGAGCCCCTATAATGGGCGCAATGACGAATCTTCTCGTCAAAGACGACGGAACTCCGACTGAGTTCACCCTTGTTCCGATCACAGACACGCCGTTTCCCTATTGGAGGGCAGCGGTGGCGAATGTGCCGGTCGATGGTCAGCCCCGAATGACTTTTTCTATCGAGAAGGTCAAGTCGGGTGACTACAAGGCCACGATGAAGCTGGAAGTCCCCGTGATGGAGACTCTCGGTGCCTCAGGGACGTCTGCAGGTTACGTAGCGCCACCGGCGGTAGCCTATACCGATACGATGATCGTTACGATGTTCGCTTCTTCTCGGTCCACGATTGCGGACCGGGCGAACCTTCTGCGGATGGGTGCAGGTATTCTCCAAGGTGCATCCAGCACCACGAATACCGGTACTTTGGCGAACAACGCTGCTGCAGATGCTTGGAAGAACTCTGTTCTTCCCATCACGCAAGCGTTCATTAGCCTTATCAGCCCGAACTAGGTAAAAGTTCGAGCTACCCTCTATCGTAGCTTTATAAGGAGAAGCTATGACACGGTTTGAGGAAACTCGGGGGAGAGGGGAAACCCTCTCCCTCATTCGAGACCTTTCCATGGAATGCGCAGTGCTAGGAGGTCCGCTGAGTCAGCAGCTTAACGCCCTGATTCAATCCGGTTCCTATCGTGCAGTCGTTGAGTTTAAACTTGACGGCTCTGCGATGGATAAGGCACAGCAAACTGATTACTTATACGCCCGTCAGATTAAGGCTCTTGTCGAAAAACAAGATTTCCTTGATCTCGGATACGATAGGGAAAAGGAAGCTGTGTCCAAGTTCATAGCTGCGGAGGAGAAATGCTTCGTAACGAATACGAGATTCTGGAATGACCGTCCCAAATGGGACGTTGCCGGTGTGCTTTACACCGCTCAACGAATAATCGGTCGTATCCTTGGTCCCGTACCTAGATACGAGGAAATGTCCTTTCTCTTCGGTCCCGGAGCTTCGACTAACGTCGTTGGGCGTATAGCGAGTTTCAGAACGAAACTTGCAGCGCCAATGCAGTGTAGCAAGTCCCTTGAAAGCAGTCTTGGGGATTTCCTTGCGGAATTCCCACTATGGTGCGACGCTGTCGCCGTTAAGCACTCTGATGAGAGCTGGACGGTGCCAGTCGAAGTACGGCCTGCTAGATTGGGATTTGTTCCAAAGACGTCTAAGACGGATCGGACCATTTGTGTAGAACCCTCCCTCAATGCCCTTGGGCAGAAAGGAATAGGGAGCTACATGAAGAAAAGGCTCGGTTTGTTTGGCGTCGACCTCCTTGATCAAAGTGTGAATCAATCATTAGCCTTAAAGGGTTCCATTGATGGCAGTCTTGCCACCGTGGACCTCTCTAGTGCTAGTGACACTGTTTCCTACGCTCTGGTCATGTCGCTCTTACCTACGGATTGGTTCAATTTATTGGACCGATTTCGTTCTGAGAGCGTTGAGTTTAAGGGTGTTGTCACTGAGCTGGAGAAATTCAGTTCAATGGGCAACGCATACACATTTGAGCTTGAGAGTCTTATTTTCTACTCTCTCGCTTTGAGTGTGTGTGACTACCTTAACCTCATTGGTGAGTCAATCTTCGATGGGGCCGAGCTCTTGATAAGAGATTGGCCTATATCGGTCTACGGTGATGATATTATTATCCCTGTAGACGCCGTACAGCTCCTTTATGAAACCCTAAACTGGTGCGGCTTCGAGGTGAATACCGAGAAGTCGTTCAGCACGGGCGGATTTAGGGAGTCTTGCGGCGCAGATTGGCTTTTTGGTTTTGACGTCCGACCTTGGTATCTCCGAAAGGAGATTTCCGAGAGGTCATTGTTCGTAGCTCATAACTTCTTCTTGAGGCGGGGGGAACGATCACTAGCAAAGATCGTTCTCTCCTATACTAGGAAGGAGTTTCGTCTTTTTGGACCTGACGGCTATGGCGACGGGCATTTGCTCGGCGACTATAGTCTAAGGCCCGCGAAGGCTGGCTTCGACGGTGGCTACTTCAGAAGTTGGAAAGGCGTGTCTTGTCGTTATGACAAGTCCCACCAAACCGACGTCCTTATTCCATCCTATAGCGTTTATGCTCGGATGGGGAAGGACACCTCTACGGACCCTTACGTTGTAAGGGGAACAAAGAGGTATAAGACGACGTCAATCTACACGACCAGGAGAGGAATTTTCCGACCTTGGTAACCCAGTAATGGGTAAGGGGCGG